CTAAGTATTCATTCTATAGGTTGTTTTATAACTGTAATATATCAATATTTTATAGTCCATCAATCTATATTAGTAATATTAAATTATTTAGTTGGTGGATTATGTGAAGCATTTATAGTTTGTATAGTATTTTATTTTAGACGCAACTATAAATATCAGACATATCCCGCTGCTCTTCGTTCATGTGAATATACCACATTATAGATTAATAATAATTAAATTTAATTATTATTATACTTTAATTATTATTATACTTTAATTAAGTACTTTTAGGTACTACTCTGCTAAGAAGACCATTTATATTCATAAATGTGTAGTTATTTTTAGCATCTAAATTAAATAATTTTACAAGTGTTTTATCAGCCTTCCACGATTTACGGTTATCCTCTAGTTGAAGTTTTTTGTCTTTAATGTATGCGGATACAGCTTTCATCATCACTTGCCTGGTATAACCTTTCTGATCTTTTTCTAATCCTTGTTTAGTTAAAAAAATTACCATTTCAGATGTGACGGGTACAGGTCTTTGTTTTACAGTCCTGCGAGGTTTGTTAATTTTAGCTAATTTCTTTTGTTCCTTATCAACTTCGGTAGCCAATTTTTTAAGATTACGATGCATTTCGCGGGTTTGTTGGGCCTGTTGAGCGGCCATATCTACAAGGGCATTCAGCATTTGTTGAACGGTAGATGTATCCGACACAGCCGCCACACCGCCGTCAGTTTCATTTTCTTGGGTTTGTACTTGATTGCTCATATTTATATTTATAATTACGCAGATATGTTTAAGTAATTATTACTGTAAATTCCAATAACTTTATACTTAAAGAAGGAGCTTTTATCCATAAATTGGATTAATATGGGCCATTTATTAGTTATTCAAAATTTAAAATATAGAAAATTAATTAAAGATAAAAACGGTATAGAATATATATGGACACAAAAAAGATTGATCAAAAAGTACCTCACGGAATTAGTTCATCGGAGCTGGATCATAAAACTGATTATTGTTTAACAAATCTTAAAATTTTAGCAAAAATTAAAGTAGGCGATAAATTATGCTTTGATGATAAGGTAGAACATTTTATTATAGATGAGTGGTCGTATACACAACCTTTAGCGCGATGGTGGGCGGATGAAGGGCGTAAATCAACTATTAAATCGCTTGATGAATTTATTACTGTTGTTTTTAGAACAATAGACACTATATATTGTAATGAAGTTTCAGAACCATACAATGATGTTAAAAACACATATTATACTAGTATAACTCAAACAAATCATATTTTTAAGGAAGAAAATACTAATTTATTATTATCATTTATTTCTGAGTTACGCAATTCTATCAGTGGTATTAGTAATTTAAAACAAACATATAATACTGATGTAGGTACTGTATCTTCTTTGGATATTGTTATCGAAAAAATGAATGTACGTGTTAAAAAAATACAAAGTATTCTTCAGATTCAACAGATTCAACCACCCACGGCTGAAGATTAAATTAATATTAATATAAAAAAGGTTATAAGTACAAGTGTATTACATTTAGTTAACCAAGGATATATCGGTTTTATATAAGGCTTATCTTTATATTTATCTAAATTATCATGTAATATAATCGTTGAAATACATGCTATTGCGAATATTATTACTGCTTTAATTAAACCCATTCTTAATATATTATACTTAGATATTAAGAATGTATTTAAATCATATAATAATCTTTTAAAGATTACCAATTATAATAATAAATGAGAAAAATTGGATTAGTTTGTTTAACACCTAATAATGCTATTGGATTTAGGAATAAGCTTATTTATAATATTCCTTCCGAATTAAATCATTTTAAAAAAACTACTACCGCAGTTAAATATAAAAAAATACCTAATTTATTAGTTATGGGTAGAAAAACATTTGATTCAATTAATTGTAAACCATTGCCAAACCGTGTTAATTGTGTTATATCGAGTAATTATAAACAATTTCAAAACCAATATACGTATAATAATTTAAAGTTTTTTCCTTCTATTGATACTTTTTTAGATTATACCGATAAATTTCATAATAGTTATAATAATTTATATGTATGTGGTGGTAAAAGTATCTATGAATATTTTATCAATAAAAATCTATTTGACTCACTTATAGTTACACAAATAGATGATTCAAATGATTATATTGGAGACACATTCTTTCCACCATTTGATAATAAATATACTTGTATCAAAACTGAAAATTTTAATGACAAACCTGCTACTTTAGTTAGTAGTAATGAAAAACAATTTATTGATTACACCATTAATACATATATACCTAAATACAAAAATATTAATAGTAATAGAACATCTGTTATAGACACTTCACACCAAGAATATAACTATTTAGATGCGCTAAAAGATGTTCTTAATACTGGTACAATGCGTGAATCACGTAATTCTAATACCATTTCTAAATTTGGAATTAATATGTCTTTTGATATTTCAAAAAATATACCACTTCTTACTACTAAAAATGTATATTGGAAAGGTGTTATACATGAATTATTATGGTTTATTAATGCAAATACAAATGCTAAAGATTTGTCAAAAAATAAAGTAAAAATATGGGATGGTAATTCCACTCGTGAGTTTCTTGATAAACGGGGTTTAAATCATTACGAAGAAGGTGATTGTGGTCCAATATATGGTTTTCAATGGAGACATTTTAATGCTGAATATAGTTCATATTCTAATAATTATAGTGGTAAAGGCGTTGATCAATTGCAACAAATTATAGATTTGATTAACAACGATCCATCATCTAGACGTATGACTATGTCGGCATGGAATCCATGTCAATTAGATGAAATGTGTCTTCCCCCATGTCATGTATTATATCAATTTTATGTTGAAATAGATTCTGACGGCAAAAAATATTTATCATGCTCTATGTATCAACGTTCCGGTGATATGTTTTTAGGCATTCCATTTAATATCGCTTCTACATCTGCATTAACATATTTAATAGCACATCATACTGGATGTATTCCTAAAAATATTTCTATTAAAGTCGGCGATGCTCATATTTATGAAGAACATATAAAAGCTGTTAATACCCAACTTGAAAGATTACCAACAACACTTCCTAACTTAAAAATTACATGTAAACCTAAATTTAATATTAATGATTATACTATTAATGATTTTAAATTAGAAAATTATAATGCCGCACCAGCAATTAAAGCACCAATGATTGCCTAATTATATCATTGATATCATTAGTGCTATTTCTTTTTCTTGTGTATCAATTATATCTTTTGCTAATTTTTTTAGTTTTTTATTCTTTGTTATTTTTACAATATTATGAGATGTAGTTAATGCTGTTGAATGATGACTTATCATTCTTTTAAGCCACTGTGTATCATCTACTAAAAATTGATTTCTCAGTAATAAAAATGTTATTAGTAGTGATAATATTATACCAATAAAAAAGATATTTTTATTAAAATGTCCCATTGATAAGTAATGTACAATTTCATGTGACCAAACCATATTAGATGCCATTAACATCCCACCATAAAATAATGTTAATGATAAATATAAATCACTTAATCTAAAAGCGAGAACATTCATTGGATTAAATAATATTCCAACAATTATCATAACTATAAATTGTATTAAATAATGACTAAAAGAACTATTCATATTATATAACAGTTAAAATATTATACTATTCTAAATATAATTCTAATATAACTCTGCTACAACAATTAAAGAACCAGTCGGACCGTGAATGATTTTATAGTACTATCTTTACTTTCAAATGAACAGCCAATTTCAGCGTGTTTAGCTTTAATTACGTAAGATTCAATTATATTAAAAAAACTGGATGTACAATATTTACTATAAAATTCGGGTGTTACATAGTATACATGGAGACGGTGTGGGTGGACATTCGTTGATAAAGCTAAATTACGAGATCTATCTATTGAGTTGACCCTCCGCCCCCACCAATATAGCGATTCAATAGAGTTTGTCGAACAATTACGAGTAGATATAATGGACCAGTATTTTCATGAAGACCCAGACTATTCAGTATTAAATGCTATTTCAGCTAGGCGCGATAATATGGATGATGGATCATGGGAGCTAATATCTAAAGAAACGGAGTAATACTACCATTTTGTGATAGATTAGACACATGTTCGTCTAACTTAGATAATTTTTCTTTTAAATCGCAAATCTCTTGTTTTAAATCACAAATCTCTTGTTTTAAATCACAAATCTCTTGTTTTAAATCACAAATCTCTTGTGGCGGTACAATTCTATCTTTATCAGTCCATATTTGTATACCTTTATCAATGCCGTACCAATTAATAAAATCTTGCTTATCCCAAGTTGGTAGTGCGAAATTACTCATTTATTGATAAATATTTTAAATCATCTTTGTCAAATTTTTAATATCCTGAGAATAACCAGTGATAATTTTGAGTTAGAAAATACAATCCTGTTTAATAATTGAATATCATGATTGTAATATTAATATCTGAAAGATTATCACACATAAATATATGGATAATACAGAAACCAAAAAAACAACTGAAAATATTATACATGTACCATATATAACTAAAAGTTGCCGTACATGCTGTAATCTATTTCAAAGAAGATATGATTTACAACCTACATGTGATGCGTACTTTCGATGTGATAATTGTAGAGGACTAAATTCGGTAGATATAAAATCTTTATGTTCAATTCAATAATTTATTATTTACTATGAAATATTTATAGATATCTGGTTAATTATATCTATGAATATTATTTGCTTACCTATTTCTTTCACCCACCTATTTTTTATTTTTTTAAATAATCTATTAAATACAATACATTCAATAATTCTTATATATTATACAGTATTTGTAAATTGTTTTATATGGGGATTTTTTATATTTTTCGAACTTATGCATGATTATTTTACTTTTATGACTGCTATTCTGATTCATTTATTATCATATCCTACCATTATATATTTTACTATATCATTATATATAACTCTTTATTACATAAAATGTTATCTCGAAATTATATTTAAATCGCCTTAATGTCCATGCGTTAACTGTTCAAAAAGAGTCCAAAAACCAAAACAAAGTATACCCGCTTCAATCACGATAACACCTTTAGGTATATCTAACCATTTCCGTAATATAGATTGTTCAGTTTCTTTCCCTTCCGCCTTCGGAACCGTTGGTAATAACTTTTCAATGTCGGTTATTAAAAATTTTCCAATTACTATCGCACCGCCCATAAATATAATACTGAATATTATAAAACAAACATTATAAACCATACTCCCCTTACCTCTATAATATCTTGAATAACCAAGTAATGCGAGTGATAACGAAGTATATAGTCCCATATTACGTAATGATGTATGAAACATCATAATTAAATCTTTTTCTGTATATCCCATATAATATATTATAATAAAATATTTTTTTATTATAATAATTAATTAGAAAAAAGTAATTGACATGTGTCATTATCTATTTTTAATAAATTATACGAAGTTGTATAAATCTTTAAATTATATTTTATATTTTTCATTTTACTAACTTCATAATTTTCCGGTTCCTTAAAATTTATTTCTAACATAACATCCTTGATATTTGTAAAATTACATGCCCCACTAGGTTGAAATTTTTCAGGATTAATTGAAAAACTATATATGTATGAACCATTTGGTTGCTTATTTGTATGATGAATATAAGGCATTATTTTAGCAAAATAATCGTTATTTCTTTCAGCTAATCTTATATCTCCATTAAACTTAATTTCTAAAGAATTTATAATATCACTTTTATAATATTTATAATTGTCCTTATTTATATACGGTATATCTTCTTCCCGCCTATAATTCCAAATATTTATAAATTTTTGTATATCCTCGTTTGTAAATGCTTCACTTTTATTTAAATAGTAATTTTTATCTAATATATTGTCAATATCAGTCTCTCTTATATATACATCCTCGGTCATTTCGGAATCTGTGCGAAACATACCTAATACACTTATTGGATTTGTCTTATCAAAGCTATATTTCGCACGACATAATCCATACAAATAATTTTGATAATTATATATATTCTTCTCTTGTCCAATATAATCTAAATTAGTATAATTTGTAAATTGATTTGTTTCAAATATATCATCTCTTGTTGGTACTATATATAATTCTTTTGTAGGATTAAATACCTTTAATTCAATTGTACGCTTGCCAACTAATCCTATAAACTCGTTATTTTGTACTCTTTCAATTAAGTATTGGTGATCCATATTTTCCATTAATTTGTGTTCATTATTATCTAAATAAATATATTCTATATCTAATCTTGGTTTCAATTCCCATCTATTTTCAATAGTACTTTCCAAAAAATTTCTTATTTCTTCATCAGATTTTTCTGGTCTTTTACGCCTCGCATGAGATACTATATTATTACTATGACCTATTTCAGAATTATTACTGTCATAAGAGTTATTTAAATTAATCATTTTACCACGATTATTATCATAGCAATCAATTATAGTATATAGCCTCTTTATAGATTTTAATTCGATTTCTACACGTATTTTACTATTACTTAGTGAAACTATTGGTATTTCTTGTCCATCAGATTTACTAAACCAAAATGGTAAAGGTATTGTTATTTTTCTTTCAAATATTGATGGAAAAGTACTATTACGTTCACCTGAATTATACTTATCTTCAATATGGCGATAAGGATCATATAATTCAGGAATATTACCTATCATCTCATTATATACTTTCAATTGTTCATCCGTTAATATACTATTATAATATACGTTTATATAATCTCCCTCTATATGTTCTACCATTACATCATTTATAAATAATTTAGCATAATTAATTATAGCCGAACCTATATTATGTATCCATTTAAATTCAAGTTTTATATCACTATAAATCTCTGGTAACATAAATTCTAAATTAATTTTTGATAAAAGTTCACCATACCGGGGTATATTAATATTTAATTTTGTAGGACTATCATAATTTAAGTACTGTACACTATTAAAATTTAGATTTTTACTTTGCATCGCAAAGTTAGAATGCCGTTTATAAACGCATTTAAAAAATGATATTTGCGGATTCCCTGTAATAAATATATCTTGATTTCCTATAGCTACTAATTGGAGTAAAGCTCCGGTCATTTATAATATATTAATTTTATAATCTTTAACTATATTTAATTTCTAAATAATAGATCTCCCATACCCGACTTAATTTCTAATACATTATAGTATTTAAAATAAACTAATATATCATATAAATAATTTTCAGTAGTATGGTCATCAGGATTTTTTAAATCTATTTCTATACTAATATTTTTAAGATGTTCGAAATTACTTTTACCACTTGGCTGATATGTATCTGGATTTAATGAAAAACTATAACTATATACTCCCTTAACATTATTATTATGATGTATATATGGTTGTATTTTATTATAATAGTCGGTATCATGCTTATTTACACGGACTGTTTCATCAAAATTAATAGTTATATTTTTAAGTATATTTTCGGTAAAAAAATCTTGATTGTCCCTGCCTATATAAGGTATACTATTATAATCTCTATAGTTCCATATATCTACAAAATTTTGAACATCTTGAATAGCCAAGGTATCATCCGCATTTATATATAAATCTGTTTCAAGTTCCAACCAATTATTTGCGGTAAGTTCTGTATTATTAGTTATAATAAATTGAGATAGATTTATAATTTTATTAGTTTGCGCTGTACCGCCTTCAAACGCTATTTTATAAAAATAATTTTGATAGTCATAATAATTATTGGAAATATCATCTAAATTAGTAAAATTTAACCAGTTATTAGAATTTTTCATATCATCTCTTCTAGCATAAATTATTATTTCTTTACACATATGACGTGGTATTTCAGATGATAATTCTTCTTTTAGTATAATACTATTTTTTTGTGATTTAATTTCATATTTTTGTATAGGTTCAACTAAATACTGCAATGTATCTCCAATGAATCTTTTTTTCTCGTCCTTATCTAAAAATATAAATGTAGTATTTAATATGGGATCAATATCCCATCTTCCATTTTCAAACACATTATTTACATCTTTAATTGTAATATTAAAATCTGTAGTACATGATTTAATTTGTTTATGAATTATAATTTCATTATTTACACCAGTGCCGCCCACGTCGATATCACTAACTTTAATATAATTCATCAATTCTTTAATGGGACGAATATCTATCTCAATTAAGGCATCATGATAAATTAAATTTTGTATCGGTAAAGAACAACCTATATCTCTGTGAAACCAAAATGGCAGCGGTATTATAATTCGTGTACTTTCTAATGTTGGTATATTATTATAATAAGAATCAATATATGATTTACTACCATCTATATATTCTTTTTTACTGCTATATTTAGTAAGACTTGTATCGACATCGATCATATTTTTTCGCATTTTATTTTGTTCATGTGTTTCATACATTGAATTATAGATATGAAGATAATCGCTATCCAAACTCTCTATCAACTCTCCTCCAATATAAATTCTTGCTTCTTTAATAATTATTTCTCCAATATTTTTTGCCCACATTATTTTTTTTTGATCAGTCTTTCTAATATCGTGATATATATTTGGTAAGTTTAACTCTAAAAATAGTTTATGTATTAAATCCCCATTTTTACCTAATTTAAGTTTAATTGTAGAATGCACATCATAATCTGGAAAAGCGTTTTTTTCAAAATGTAAATCAATTGACTGCATCGCAAAGTTAGAATATCTCTTAAATACACTTTTAAAGTAAGTCATTTCTGGATTTTTTGTTAAATAATTATTTTCAATTCCCTTAGAATATAGCTGTAGTTTAGAGCCACCCATTTATAATATAAAAATAAATTTCCTTTAATTTTATATTACTTAATTAAAGACAAATCATTAATATAAGATAATATGGCGTTAACAAAGCAGCAGCAATTTTTTGTTATCACAGATGCTCTTTGCCCAGCTTTATTTACTTTATATATGTGTATATCCCGGTATAGGCGACATATTACACATAGTATGTTTTTGACATATTGGTTTGGGGTATTTATTGGAACTTTATGGGAAATACCATTTGGTTTAGCTGGTAATTCGTTTTTAGTATCTAAATTTGATAATCCTCTCGGTTTTGGTGTACATATTTTACATTCATTTTGGGATAGTATGATATTTTTATTTGGAATGTATTTTATTCATATAAAAAATAAAAATAAACGATCTGGTCATTTACAACTATTATTACTTACTTTATGGGGATTATTTCAAGAATTTATAGTTGAATTATTATTTAATAACAAGTATTGGTATTATAGAACAGATAATAAGTATAATTCAGTCATTTTTACTATAAAGGGAGTGTCATATACATGCATCCCCTATTTAGTTTGGATTTTCTGTCCTATATTATATTTATCAGGAGTATTTTCTATTATAGAAACATATGGCCCGTTATACAAAGATAGACGTATTATTAATAACGATAGATCACGTAATTTAATTGATAATGAATCAATTAGCGAGAATCAATTAGATATAAATCGGTTTACAACCAATATTAGTACTGTTTTATAGAAGTATTATATGTATAATATCTTTAAAATATGAATTTTCATTTAAAATATCTTCTCCTCCAAACTGCCAAATTACACTCTCATCTATAATATCTTTTATAATATTTTCTGGACACACATGTACAACTTCTGTAATACTACATCCAATTATAATTCCTTCTATACCAATAGCTATATTATTTGCGGTATTAAAACACCATTCTGTATATTTATTATGTGTTAAATCTAATAAGTGCTTTAATATAATATCATAGTAATATCTAGTTATAATACGTTTACTTAATTTTATAGTTTGCATTTCTTTTAATAGGTTTTTTAAAAAATTTATACGTTCCTCTTCCCATTTATCAATCGTTTCATATACTAATTTTGGTTTATCATAACTTTTAAATTCGTTAGTTAATAAGTTTGATTGTGGTCCTTTTTCTAAAGCATTTTTATTATGCATAATATCAGAACATATAGATATTAATTCCATTGTATATATAATAAATATTATTTATTATAATTACAATCTTAAATATTATTTATTATAATTACAATCTTAAATATTATTTATTATAATTACAATCTTAAATATTTGAAATTTACATTAGCTGAAGTAGAATGTGATAAATATTCTTCTACAATTTTGTTATAATAATTTGTAAATTTTGCAGCACTATAAACAGTAGGATATTTAATTATCTTCCATATTTCATTATTTTGTTTATCGAAAAATTTAACTTTATCAAGACATTCGGTATATATTATATCAATATTGTAAAAAGTTTTACCATTTTTTTTTTCGTTTTTATTGGAATCAATATATAATGTACCATCAGGAGATAAATAAAGAATTTTAGTCACAATATAATTAGATATACATTCTTCTAATTCAAGACCTGTTGATAATAAATTTAAAAAGGAATATAAGCCACTTTTTTTACTTTTTGACATTATATTACAAAAAGTACTATATGGAATATGTTTTATATTCAATGACGTTTCTTTCATTTAATTATAATTTATAATTAATATTTAAGTGAATACTTATTTAAATAATCTACCTATTTGCGTAAACAAGACCACCCATTCCGTGTTGAATTGAAAGTATGTTATAGTTAATAGTATATATAGAAATGTCGTATGTATACTGCGGAAATATACTGTTTTCATATAAATGCGGTTTTTTTAAATCAATATTAAATGCTATGTTATCTATTTCAGATAAATTACATGAACCACTTGGTGCAAATTTATATGGCTTTTTTGAAAAAGAATATACTAATATATCTTTTAAATAAGTTCCATTATAATGATTTAAAATCTGATTTTTAGAATAATATGTATGATCTTTTAATTCCAAACGTTCTGTACCATCCAGATCTATACTCATACTATTAATAATATTAGATGTAAAAAATTTATAATTAAGATTATTTATTGTGGGGATTTCTTTATACTTTCTATAATTCCAAATTTTTAATAAATTTTTTAAATCTTCTTCCGATTTATTAGCTATATCACTACTATTAACTGTATAAGTTTGATAATTTGTAAATCCCATATTTATACTATCATGATTTGAAAAATTAGTCCATTGATTTCTAAAACCAATATCACTTCTTTTTGGTATTATTATAATTTCTTTAACGGGATGATATAATCGCATATTTATAGTGTTATTACCAACAATATTCAATATATCTACTTTTTGTACTTGTTCTATAAGATATTCTTGCTTTTCTTCCGTAAGTAATATTCTCTCCTTATTATCTAGAAAAATATAATGAATATCTAATATAGGATTAAAATTCCAACTTTCATCTATAAAATCAGAAATATTATCAACACCAGTCGCGCCATAATATAAATTACTAAATGTCGTGTCATTTGTTGTGTGTTTTATACCCGTTTCTTTTTTTGTTAAAAGTATTAACTCTCTAAAAGGTCTTAATTCTATCTCTACATATACTTGATGATATTTTAAGGCTATTAATGGCAAAGATAAACCATAATCTCTATTAAACCAAAATGATAATGGAACAATAATGTTTTTATTTTTTATACTTGCTCTATTTTTATAATTTTTATTTATATAGTTAGTGGTGGCATCATAATAATCATAATTTTCATTTGATAAAGTAGATTCTCTATATTTATAATCTATATTTCCTATTGGATCATATAGTTCTTTATCATGACCTGACATTGAATCAAATATGTTATTTTTAAATTTTTTTTTATGTAATCGATGATACGCATATAAAAACTCTCCTGAAATTTTCTCTATAAGAGTATTTTCAATATATAAAGATGCTGACTTAATCAGTGAACTTCCTAAATTCTCGATATATTTAAAACCCTTATCTTCTTTATATTCTGAATAAATTGATGGTAAATTGCATCTAAAAAATATATTAGAAACTAAATCACCATTACGTGGTATTCTTACCTTATATTTTGTCAGATTGTTAAATGATAAACTGTTTTCAAAAGTTGTTCCCGCTAATTTATCATAAGTTACACACGGTATCTCGAAAGAAGTCATTGTAAAATTACTATGACGCATATACACTTTTTTGAAAAAATCAATATTAGGATTATTTGTTAGATAATAGTCTTCAGCATTTGTATTAGCTAATTGCAGTAGTCCACCGCCCATTTAATATATAACTATATTATCCTTTAATATAAACTTAAAATATGCCAAATAAATAAGAAAACCAATTATCTGCGGTATATACTTCTACAGTTGAATTATCTATTTTAAAAAGCCATTGTCTTGGAATAACAAGTATATTATATTCACGTATAACTATATCAATTGATTTTACATTTTTATAATTTTTTTCATTTAAATTAAATTGATAAAATATAGACTTATCTTGTTTACTATTTTTTACAAATTGACTTCTATATTTTGGATTAATCAATTCTACAATAATCTGTTTTTTAGACCGTATTAATATAAATTCATTATTATGTGATAAATAATTTTTATTCGTATTATACATAAAATTTTTTTTATTAAAACTCATTGTCGAATATAATTGATATTTATTAATATTATTCATTAAACTTGTATCTTCAATAAAGGTTATAATTAGTGGGTTTAATTGATTATATAATTCATTTCCATCTATATAATCCAGTTCTTGTTGTTGAATTTCATATTTAGAATTATATTTATTAAATTTATAAAAATGCATAATGAGCATTAATAATAATATAAAAATAATTACTTTAAATGATCTTCGCATATTAATATAATAAAACATTTACTTTTTATAATTTAAACACTATTTTTATTTAAAGTTAACATGGTTACATATACATATATACATGGTAGAAACAGAAAGAAAATTAGCACGCGTAAAATGGTTTAATCCCCGAGCCGGATACGGGTTTTTAACCGATCTAGACAACGCCGAAGACGTGTTTGTCCATCATTCAGAAATTATTACTTCGGGTAATGTTTATAAAACTTTAACTCAAGGAGAATATGTCGAATATGTCACAACTACTGACGACAAAGGTAAAGTATTAGCAGTTAATGTAACAGGAGTTAAGAAGGGCCTGCTTTTATGTGAACGTCCTAAAAGACCTAAACGTCCTGGTCAGGATTCAAAAGAAACTTTTACTGAAGAATCCGATTAAATATATTTCTATAAAATTTTATAAAAATATATATAAAGTTAAAAACTGATATAAGTTTAATGAATTCAGATAAATCAAAAATATATAAAAATTTTATTATAGGAGGATTTGCGGGGGGGTTATCGCGTAGTATAACATCACCTCTCGAGGTAATAAAAGTATTACAGCAAAATTACCCAAATACATATGGAAAACAATCTATAACTTCGATTTTAAAAAATACAGTTAAATCAAATGGTATTAAATCATTATTTAAAGGTAATTATACTAACTGTCTTCGTATAATACCACAAAACGCTATTCAATTGGCTGGATATAATTATAGCTTAAATATACTTAATAAATTATATCCATCATATAATAATTTAAATAATTTTAATGCAGGTGCTACCGCAGGTATAGTAGGTTATACAGTAATTTATCCTCTCGAACTTATACGTAGTAAATTATCAGTAAATATTGACAGTAAAACTAAAAATTATAATAATTTTTATTCAGCATTTAAATATACTTATAAAAAGGATGGTTTATTTGGCTTATATAAGGGATGGCGTGTATCTATTATAGGAATGATTCCATATCAAGGTACTACTTTTCTAACATACAAATATATTAATAATACTTATAATCCTACCAATAATAAATTAATAAATCTTATAAGTGGATCACTTGCCGGTTTTACTGCGGTTTCATTAACATATCCATTTGATGTTATAAAACGAAAATATCACTTAACTGGCGAAATGGGTAATAAAAATTATATCAATTATACTGATATAATTCGTTCAACATATGATAATTATGGAATAAAAGGATTTTATAGAGGATTATTCGCATGTTATACTAAAATTATACCAAGCAGTGCCATTTTTTTCTTTACAGTTGAATTATGTAATGAAGATATTAATGTTGATCAATAATTTTTACACTATTACAGTATAAATATTAAAATCATTTGATTTAAAATGCTTATATCTATCAATAGATCCTTTTTTCATTTCAATAGTCTTTTGATATATAAAATCTTTTACTAAAGTAGATTTAATTCCTGAATTTTTAAGTTTACTTAAAACATCTAATGGAATCGTATTCCAAAATGGAAGTGTTTTTTTATCTTCATTTAAGTCGATTTTCATCCTGTTTAAAATTCTACTATAATAATTATTAATATACCACGGATATAAGTATACAAATAAAAAATCTTTATTAGCAAATATTTTATTAATTAGTTCCTTAGAACTTAATGCTCCTTCAATTATGACATATTTATTACTATTTATAAATTTACGAATATGTTTAATAAAACTGGCAATAAATCTGTCTGATCCAATATTCTTATATATTTTAAATGCATCATTATAATTGGGGGCTTTTCCAACTTTAAACTGTTTTGCCAATTTACGTACTAAATTATCTAATTCTAATATTTTATAATCGGCCATTTTTATTAGTATATTAGCAAAATAGCTTTTACCATTGCAACTTTTAGAAGTTAAAAATATTATATTTGGTTTTATACATTGTAATTGTAATAAAGCCTCATTAAAATTAACTCGCACATCACACATATAATATATATTTTTAATTATATTATAATTATATTATAATTAGTTAACCATAAAATGCTTGGTGGCTAAACCAAGTATAGTTATTATACCATCTTTTTAATGTTCTTTTAACATATTTACCCATTATAATAATAACCAATATTATAATATTAATTTAATATTATAATATTAATTATTTTGATTGTTTATTCAATATCATTACTTCTGTATCTTTCTGAATTTTTTTCATTATATCCTTATCTTTAATTGCTACTTTTTCAGTGATACTGTCAATAAATTTATTAGTACCTTGATCATAATGCTTATTTATGATACCATATGCCTTATCTGTCATATTTTCAATCGTTTCATGTTTATCTTTATATTCCCATTTTGTACCATCATATACCTTAGCAAAAGAGTCCTTCTTATTTGGTATTTTTACATTTTGATTTTCTATATGTTCTGGATTAAAATGTATGTACTCTAATAAATTAGGTATACATTTAATTGGAGCTATAGATAGCAATTTATCTATATATTCTCGTTTTATATATTTTGTATTTTCCTTACCAAAAGGTTGGATAACTAAATTATTTGTCGTATATGTGTTACCTTTTTCCTTCAAAAGTACGCTTATTTCAGATCGCAGAAATTCTATCATTTCATCTTTACTGTCCAATTTAGCCCTATATTCTTTATCAATATCTTTTTTTAATTCCTCCTTTATTTCAGTTAATTTGGTTGACAAATCATGCAGACCGTCATTTGAATTATTACTATAACACTTATAGCGCTTTTGATGCTGCACTAAATATCTCTGCAATTTAAAATTTTTACCACAATTGTTGCAGAAATAACCGTTTATAGGCTCTCCAACGCATTTGAACGCATTTCCAACGCATTTGAACGCATCTGAACGCATTTCCAACGCACTTTTATAAGTTTTTTCTGTAGAGTGCGTTGGAGCCAACGCATTTGAACGCATCTGAACGCATTTTTTAAATTTTATATTTTTTTCATTACAAAACTCCTGAGTACAATCTTCTATAGAAGGACCACTTAGGAGGTTGTTACACGGTTTCTTACGTCCATAGTGATTTAGCAGGTGCGTTTTAATACTGGTGTTATACCCACAACGTTTACATGTATAATTTACCATTATAAATATAATATATATTATTATATTTGTTTAAATATAAATAAAAAACTTATAAAAAACTTATAATAATATTTTTCCAATATTTTTTATTTTTTTTATAAGTTTTTTATTTTTTATTTTTTGATAAAACCATATTTACCATTATACCTTATAAGTTCTCTTATAAGTTTTTAGGAGGTTTAAAAAACTTATAAGTTTTTTATTTCCCCCTCATTTCGGGTTGAGGGGGGGAAAAAATTTCATTTTTACAAAACTTTTCCAGAATTTTTTTTTCATTTATAAAATAAATAAATAGACTATTTTATACAAAATTTATACATTATCAATAATTATAAAAAACATATCTATATTATTTCAATAATTAGCATCTCTATATACAATACTATATAATAACTCATTTAAAAAGCTCCATAAACTATACCAATTTATATCATTAAGTGTCTGTAAGGTGTCATTATTATAGTCTAATATTATTTTAGTATATATTCATTATCACAGTTCAATGTATTTACAAGATTTATAAAATCTGTTAATTGTGAATCGGTAAACTGATGTGACCAGTTATTTAATCCGGCATACACTCCAAACTTGTCTGAATTATTCTTAACAGTAGTATAAAGTACATCTAACCAAGCACCGTCTTTATTAAGATGCCTTTGTACATAGCCGCATAATTCATATGTTGATTGTTGATTTCCATTATACCATGTTGTAGAATTGTGTCCTTTTTTAAATAATTTAGGTATGTAATCTGGTAAAATCATTGTTGTAATTAGAATACTGTGATAAGTAAATAAATCAAATTTATAAATCTGATTTATTTACTTATTGCTAATTATGCTATTAATGACCAGTTATACATCTGAAAATCAATTAGTTATTGATGGAGATATTTCATATTATACCTAAGATAATTAGTATTTAAATATTCGGTAAATAAATTAATTTATAAAAACTTATAAATTTGATTTTATTTTATATTATTATTTGTAATAAATGTCTGATATATCAGAAATAATAACAGATAAATATCCTATAGATGATGTTTATAATGAGTGTGCGTTAATTAATCCTAAAACTGAAACAGATCCAATATGTTGTAAGTGGGAATTTGGTCACTCAAACACATCCTGTTTATGGAGTCAGTATAATCAATACGATCTTCGAATTAACAAAATATTAAATAAAGGTACTATATCGCCATCTGGTCCAATAATAGAAGCAAATGATAAAATTAAACTTAAACTTAAAAATCATCAAAAAAGAGCTTTACATGAAATGTTATCACGAGAAGATTATAGATATAGACTCAATGATGGTCCAAATGTATTGATGTATTGTGATAATGTAGGAAGTGGCAAATCAATAACAATACTTTCTCTTATTGCTGAACGTCCTATTGTAAAATCTGTGTGGAAAAATAAATTTTATTTACCAAAACCACCAACTGATTATAATGATAAAGAAAATATAGTAAATAAAACATGGAATTCTATGGGCACACCTCGTGGATATTTCATGACAGGTTATTCCTTTCATGAAAATATTAATGTATTTAAGTCTAATTTAATCATTGTACCTCATAATATTTTTAATCAATGGACCAATTATATTAGTGCAAATACTTCACTAACTTTCTATGCTATCGGATTACAAAAAGATATGAAACTTACGAGAAAAGAAATGTATAATAAATTACAAAATTGCGATATTATATGTGTTAAATCAACCATGTTTAGAACTTCACAAGGAGGTTTTAAAAAATTATTAGATGATTATTTTGGCATTAATATTGATGATATTGATAGTAGTAATTTAAACTATGATAAATCATATCAATCTAAACGTAATACAGATTTATGGCGATGTGAAAATAAATGCTTCATTAGACCAAGTGATGCTTTTTTACCTTCATATGGTATTTGGGGAACTCATGTCGATGATATACATTTTTTAGGAAATAAATCAGGATATATGTTTCAAAGAGTTATTATAGATGAAGTAGATAGTATATCTATACCAGCTTTCCCGAATATATATGGTAAATATATTTGGCTAATCACATCATCTATTAATAATGTTCTTTATCCTATAAAAAAATGGAAACAGACAACTAATGGTGGTGTAATATTATCAAATGGAATTAAAGGATCAGGTTATTTAAAACAACTTATACTAAATGCCACTCACCATAGGCGTTGCCATTACCATATAGGTAAACGTAATACAATGAGAATATTTAAAACAATTGTACGTAATAATTCAGATTTTATTAAAGATAGTATGTATATTCCCCCATCTATATTAAACTATATAGAATGTTATACCCCACCAAGTGTACTGGTTATATCTAATGCGATTGATAAAAAGGCTTTGCAAGCGCTTAATGCTGGCGATATAAAAGCAGCAATATCAATATTAGGTTGTGCTTCAGGTACTGAAGGCGATTTACTTAAAATAGTTAATAATAAACTATTAAAAGAAAAAGACGATATCTTAGTTCATATAAATGATCAAAATAAATTAAAGAATGACACGTTATGTCATCTAGAAACTATAAAATTATTAATAATGGATTCGTGTAATTTTTCTGGAGAAAATAATGAATTAACATTAGATTTAAAATCGGAAGAGATAGATATAAAAGAAAAATCCAAGAAAATATTTCTAAATTGTGAAAAATCACTAACTTTATGGAATAGTAAGTTATCTAATATTGATACAAAAATGAAGGGTATAGAAGAGCGTGTATCCAATTGTGACGATAAAATATGTGGTATATGTGCGAGTAAAGTATCTGACCCAGGTGTAACACCTTGTTGTCAAAATGTTTTTTGTATGAGTTGTATTAGTATGTCTCTTCAGTATTCTAAAGAATGTCCATTATGTAGAGCAACTTTAAATATAAAAAAAATAAGTGTAGTATTAAATAATAAATCACAACAACAGGAAAAAGTAGTTAATAAATTGCCTACAAAATTAGAAGCGTTAATAACTATTTTAGAATCTAATAAAGATAAACGTATAATGGTTTTTTCTGAATATGAAGCATCATTTGCGGATATAATACCTAAATTAAATGAACATAAAATCACTTTTTCTCAATTAAAAGGTTCTACGGGAAGAATTTGTAACATTGTTAACAAATTTAAAAACTGTGAGTTTAGGGTTCTTCTGCTAAATGCTAAAAATTGTGGAGCTGGTCTAAATCTACAATTTACTGATAATATTGTAATATACCACCGTATGTCGGTAGATCTTGAAAACCAAGTTATTGGACGGGCACAAAGAATAGGCCGTTCAGACTCTCTAAATATAACATATGTTTGTTATGAAAATGAATTTCCCAAAAATAATGAATAATTATTCAATTATTTTAAATCATAGACGATATTTATTATTTTACTATATTATATGGATATAACAATAAATATTTGTAAAACACATGGGCAAAATTGTGATGGACGTTGTGTAGACCCAAATGTTGACAATGGTATGATGACTAAAGTATGGGGGCGCACTGGGTGGTTATTTTTACACTGTATCACATTTGGATATCCATATACTATTAATCCATCTAATCCAGACCATGCTTATAAAAAACAAAACTATAAAAGTTTTTTTGTAAATATAGGTACTATATTACCTTGTAAATATTGTAGAGCCTCATATATTAACTTTGCTAAAGAATTACCTATTGATAATTTTTTACATTCACGTAAAGATTTATGTAAATGGTTATATTTAATACATAATAAAGTAAATAATAAGCTTGGCGCAGATAAAAATATACCTACTTTTGAAGAAACACAAAAATTTTATGAACAATTTAGAGCAAAATGTAAAAAAACCATTATAAAGGAAAGAACAATAAATGAAGAAAAGGGTTGCGTTAATCCGGCGGATGGTACACCTAAAAAATGTCTTGTTAAAGTGATTAATTGTAAAGGCGGTGATATTACACGGAGAGAAAATTCAGTTGTATATGCGGAAAACGCAACTTCAACGGCGTCATTTTTTTCTGACTATAATATAGATACTTTATTTGACTATAAAAATTGGATAATTCCTATAATTATACTTCTGTTTATTAATTTTATAATCTTAAAAACTGTTAATAAAAAACGTTTATTAAAATATTTATAATAAATTAAATTGTTATTTTATTATAAATGAATGAAAATACATATTTATTAATTCTACTTATAACTTGTTGGACATTAAATCCTTTTTTAAAAAAAAGATTAGCATCTAAATTAGACTCGGATGAGCATCTAATATTCAGTCACGCGTTATGTACTATAATAGTTGTAACTTATTTAATGTATCTTTTACTGTATAATAAATATGATTGGCGTAACTTAAAAAATCTTGATACTAATGATGTTATAGTAAGTTCGTCTGGAGCATTTACTACTGTATTAGCATCAATATTATTAATTAAATTATTAAAAAATGGGGATGTATCATATATATTACCTCATGCTCAACCTTGTATACTTATTTTAACATTATTTATAGGTATTTTTGTTTACGGTGAATCTTTTACCACTAATAAACTAATAGGAACCTTATTTATTATTGCTGGACTTATATTCATGAACTTGTAATTATTCTCTATAATATTTAATAATTTGCTGATGTTGGTCACTACAATATGTTTTTGAATAGTCACCTATCTTAGCAAATTCAAAATTTATAACATGTATTTCTATAGGTGAAATTGTAACTAATATAGCATAATCCTTTAATGTCCGAGGTGGCTGCATTTTTAAAAAATAATTAGCAGCTGTATGTGCGCTTAACTTATCCATAATTTTTTTTAAACTATCCTTATTATTATTTATTACATTAATTTTAACAGTTTTTATATATTGAGTTTTCCAATTAGAAAGAATATCTATTTCAACATCTTTAATATTTTCAATATCACATATAAATCTACGATATAAAAAATCTATATCAGATTCTTTATATACTCTATAATTTGTTTTTATTCCTATACTTAACATATATTGTTGAATTTTATCAATTTTTGTAGGTGTAAGTTCTGTAATATTTATTGACTTAGTTTCCTCATTACCATAATGTATCACTAAACCTGTCATGAAAATTTTACGCATACTCTCGAATATATCCCTATCATTATTATTAATATCAGTTAAAGATAATCTATAATAAAAGGGTTTTTTAACTTCCGCCTTAAATAAATCTTCAAGACTGGCCATTGTATCATGATCATGTGAACTAGTCATATTATATATTTGTAAAATAAAAAATTTTATTTTACAAATTACATTATAGTACACCAACTTGAAACGTTAGTTATACTTTCATCAGCATCTACTTTGTTAGGATCTGTACTAGTCTCTTTCTCAATTTCTTTCTCAATTTCTTTTGTTTTTTCTTTTTTAATTTCTATACTATTATTTTTTTTTGTTTTTTCGGTATTATCAACTTCTTTATGTGTGTTTTCCGAAACAACATTTTTGATTATATCATCTACAAGTTTATTAGCTATTTTTTCAATTTTATCTTGGTGAATAACTATTTTTGGTTTTATTAAGGTTTTATCTATATTATATATAGACTCTACTTTAGTATTAGATACATAATCCTTTATCATATCATTAGAAGATGTTTTTATGGTATATTCACAAGAATCATTTTCTAAATCAGATAAATAACCTTCTGATAATTCTTTATTTTCTTCGGCTATTGATATATTTTTTAATTTAGGTAATAATTTTTCAAAAGGATCTTTATATGCTATTTCTGTTTTTAAGTTTGTAGATGTAATAATATCGCATTTTAATATTTTAGGTATTACAACTGTATAATTACGTTTATTTAAATCGTATTCATGTACTTTAAGACTAGTTAATTCTTTAAATGTGTATAATTTTGCTTTTTCATTATAGTTTACATATACAAGCGTTTTTGTGTCAATATTTACAACATCACCTTTCGTTAAACTTATTTTATTTTTCTTTACAATATTATCAGATGCGTGCTTAATCCATTTACGTTGCTCATACTGATAGTCTAATTCATCTGAAACATTATCTGAATTATAATCAGCTGAATTATAATTATATGCGTCTTCAAATATTTTTTCAAAATTAAATAACGGATTTAAATGCGGATAATTTGCTAATGAATATTGTGATTTATTACAACTATTATTTATTGTAGTATATTTATTAAATGAATAATTACATATTTTACCAGGTCTTGTATATTTACATGGAGAGCATACTGGTTTAAAATCATTATATTTTGTTTTCAGCGGTGGTAATACTTCAGGTTTAATTAAATGATTATACATCGGATTTTTCAAATGTGATGGTCTATTCACATTTATAGAGTTTCTATCTCTATTATACATATATATATAAGAACATATTTTGATAAGTTTATAAAAAGCAATATTAAAATTATCTATAGATTTATGCTGAACACATTAAACATTCTGGGTCTCTTTCAACTTCTATACTAAATGTTTGTGCTTTACTTGTAGCACGTCTTCTTAAATAATATATACCTGTTTTTAATCCCTTTGCCCAAGAATAAAAATGCATAGATGATAATTTACTAAAATCCGGATTTTCTAACCATAAATTTAAACTTTGAGATTGACATATATACGCTCCTCGGTCTGCCGCTTGATCTATTAATGTTTTCATAGAAAGATCCCATGATATTTTATATGTTTTCTTTATAATATCAGGTATATCTTTTAGAGATAATACTGAACCATTATTTAATATGATTTTATCTTTTAACTTATCATTCCATATATTTAGTCTTGTTAAATCATGCTGTAAATATTTATTAATTACCAGAAATTGACCCGCTAATGTGCCTCTTGAATATATATTAGATGTAAACGGTTCTATACATTCATTATAACCTAATATTTGACTGGTAGATGCGGTTGGCATAGGTGCTAATAATAGTGAGTTTCTAACGCCATTTGTAAGTATATCATTTCGTAATTTATTCCAATTAAGATTCATGCCATCTACATCTGATACTGGTTGGACGTTCCATAAATCAAATTGAAATTTACCATTATATAATGGTGAATCTATAAAAGTAGAATAAGCTCCATGGTGTGTATCTCTTTCTATTTCCTTCTTTAAAGGTTTTAATTTATGATATAAATCATTAGTTTTTAAATTTAATATGCTCAAATCAGAATCATAATATTCAGGTATATTATCCGTTTCTTTTAACCTATTTTTTAAATCAAATAATTGTACCGAACGCTCCATTGAAATTTCCATACTTTTTTCACAAGAAGCATAATATAAAGTAGCAAATATTTCTTGATTTAATTTAGAGGCTTCTTTGCTGTCAAATGAATACTTGAACATAGCATATACATCTGCTAATCCTTGTACACCTATCCCAAGTGGTCGGTGCCGCATATTTGAAATTTTAGTTTCTATTACTGGATAGAAATTTATATCTATAATTTTATTAAGATTATTAGTTACTACTTTTGTAACGTTATATAATTCTTTAAAATCAAAAGTAGGTGTAAAATATTTAAATAATTCATCAAAGCCGCCGATATGTTTGTTATTAATATATATTTGAGGGACCGTTGTTATAAATTCATCATCATCGTCTAAATTCTTATTCAATTTAGCAAAGAATGCATCGCGTTTAATTTTATTATCTAATAATACTTCTTCATATGGAAGATTATATGATTTAACATAGTCTTTAGAATGTGCGCAAAATTTACAATCAGTTTTTGAATAGATTTTTATGTCTTTTATATTAGATCGATCAAACGGTTTTACGAAAGATGCAAGAGCAATTGATGCTAATGTACAACAAGCATATTCTTTATGATCAGAATATTCAATTATTTCTGTACATAAATTACTACTTTTAATTGTTCCTATATTTTGTTGATTAGATTTTTTGTTAGAAGCATCTTTATAGCATATATATGGCGTACCAGTTTCCATTTGTGATACTAAAATTTCTTTCCATACTTGAACCGCAGGAATTTGTTTAACTATATTATCTGGATTTTGTTCTAATTCGATATATTTTCTTTCAAATTCGTCACCATATAAATTACTTAATCCTTTACATTTATCGGGACAAAATAGAGACCATGCTTCTTTATTTTTTACACGTTTCATAAATAAATCCGATATCCATAGAGCATAAAATAAATCACGCGCCCGGGCATTTTCATCTCCGTGATTTTTCTTGGCTTCTAAAAATGTTAAAATATCTGGGTGATGGGGTTCCAAATAAATCGCAAAGGAACCATTCCGCTTACCTGACTGATTTATATGCCGTGCGACATCATTATATACTTTCAACATAGGTATAATGCCATTAGATGTACCATTAGTGCTTCTTACTTTAGAATTTTCTCCTCTAATATCATGTATATGAATTCCTATACCACCTGCCCATTTAGATATTTGAGCACAGTCGGCAATAGCCTTATACATTCCTCTAACACTGTCCTGTACACCTAATAAGAAACAACTTAATAACTGGGGTCGCGGAGTTCCGCTATGAAACAAAGTCGGGGTCGCATGTATGAAATTTTTTTTTGAAATTAGATCATATGTTTCAAGTATATCTTTCATATTATTACCATGGATTCCTATTGAAACTCTCATAATTAGATGTTGAATTCTTTCGGAAATTTTATCGTTTATTTTCATTAAATAGGCTTTTTCTAAAGTTTTATATCCAAAATAATCAAATCCAAAATCACGCGAATAATCTATATAATCGTTTAATTTATTCTTATTTTTTATCACAAATTCAAATAATTCATCAGATATGAGAGGATAAGGCTGATCATTTACATCTTTATTATTGTATAATAAATACACAGTTTCTGAAAATGAAGGAGATGTAATTTTATGATTATTAGATATAATAATTCTGGATGCGAGAATACCATATTCTAAATTTAGTACGCCTTTTTGAGTACATTGTTCAGCAGCTAATTCATCTAATTCAACTGTTGATACTTTATCATAAATACGGGCACATACTTTTTGAGCAATCTCAGTTACATCTATATTAAGTTTAGGTTCTATTATACATAGACATTTTAATCGCTGTATTACTTTATCAAATGATACTTCCTGAAATATTCCATTTCTCTTTTTTACGCGCATTATATATACTACAATATTTCTTTTAAATATTTATAATTACTCACATATGTAAGATTAATTAATAATTATTAATTATAACATACCATATATTGTATAAATATATTAGTATATTACATTATGTATTGATTATCATTTATCTAATAAATGTTCATTTATTAGATAATATTCATTTATTATACTTACCAATTTACATTATCTGGCGTCGCGTCAAAAGGCCGGTACCATAGCACTCCGTCACAATTACAATCAGTATCAATCTCATTATGATGGATTCCCGGTGCTATCTTTACAATTTGTCCCAGCATTTTCGTACTTCGGTTATACACTAAATCTGAAAAGCATTGTATCTTCTCGGAAGTATTACAAATCGGTCCTAACGTCATTGAGCATTTATCACATTTTGCGTCTGGCATTCTATATAATATAGTTAGTTAATTTAATTCTTAAAGTCGCTGTAATGGCTAACAATGGGCAATTCATGTAAATAAAGTTCTGACACTTTATTATAGTTTTTTACAGTTAATATATAACCCTTTTTATGACTACACCAGCTTCCGTGACACCATAATTTATCCATTTTTGGTCTGCCTTCTGGGGGTATTTGACACATTATTTTACCGGGTTCATCAAGTAGTGATTTTCCTATCCAAACAGCATAATCATTTTCATCTTTTCCATTATAAATTGAATTTACTGGAATTTCTGTACCTTTTGAAATTTCAACCCATTCGTAATTTAAATTTGTCATAAATACTTGTCCCGATTGGCTACTATGTGTGGTACCAATACCTTGGACCAAGAAATTCCAAATTCTATTATCGCTGGTCTGTTCAGAATTTATTGATTTTATCATTTTTCCAGGATTTTTATCTATCCTTCCGATATATACCTTACCATCATTTTTAGTGATACCCGCATCAACGGCCCATTCAGGAATAATATCATGTCTTTTCATACATGCCCAACCTAATACGTAATTATTTATAACCCGTGGTCTTCCGCTCGCATCTAATACTATTGTGGCCTTCTTTCCGGGTGGCAGATTATTAGTGCTTTGGGAAATTTTTTTAACAGTTTGTGTTACAGTATTTTCGCAAGTAGAATTATCTAACACGTCTTTCGGGTTTAACATATCATAAAAATCCATAGAAAAAACCACGCGCTTATTTATATAATCACTTGTCTTTGAACTGCCAAATAATTCTATAGGTAAAGTTGTCAGATTCAAATGTGTCTTTAATGATTTTTCAATATTTACTCTATTCGTATTTTCAATATTTTGTATCTGATCAAATTTAGAGAGGCTACTTTTAGTACGATTTTTTATTAAATCTAATATACATGATGGGTTATACATATCTTTTTTAAAATTAGCGGGCATTAAATTCCTTATAAAATTGATTTCTTCATATTTACCTGTACAATTATTAAAATCCCGGCGGTTCATCGCCGCATCAATATCATTTGAATCAAACGTCCGAGTCTCCCATTTATTATTTTTTTCTTCAGTTGACGATGTAACCGTATTTTTTACTTGCGCCCCCGCCACGTTAGCACCAACGGATATTTCCGACATTTTATGTAAATTATTATGATATGTTAATTCTATTTTTTTTAAATTAAACAATGTAAAAGTATTCGCATATAATTTAAAATAAAAATCTGCATATTTTTCAAAATATTCCTTATTTGCTACAAAATAAAAGCTATTTATTTTTCGGTATAATACATCACGTTTTGGTGTATTAAAATGATGTTCGTCATCAAAATAAATTTTATTGTGATCCATGAAATCGTTATATTTATTACATCTAATAATATTTAGTCTTTCTGTATCTTGTAGATGCTCTATGCATTTATTAAAATTAATTGTTTTTGTTTTCCAAAGAAAGCCTGTTTTTATTGTACTAAACCGGCTATCACTTAATTCAGACATAAAAAGCAAGGAGTCGTATTCATTGGCATTTTCTAGAATTGTTTTTTTTATGACTTGCTTTCTATAAATTTCTTCTAACCGTTCTATATGATTGGAAGGTATTTCTGTTTTGGCGAGTAGTGTAGTAAATGTATTTACAGATGGTATATTATCATTATCTAACTCTACTTTATAGTTTCTCATTAACTTCATTTTTTTTTCACCAGAAATATTTAAATCACATAATTCATCGTCTAATATATACATTAATTTAATAATTTCAACAGACGTTCGTATTTTTTTTATATCATTATCTCCGTCAATGTATATAATTACTTCCTCGTCCGAATTATTTTTTACCGAATTACATCCACAAGGCATTATAATTAATAAATATATTTAAATTATCTACAATTTAATAAACATTATTGATATAAAAACAGCACGTATTTTAATGTAAATGGGCTCCTGTTGTTCACAATTAAATCAACCAACTATTCCTGAAAACATTCATCCGAAAAATCTTCCAGCGTTTATTCCTCGCATTATAAAAGGGCGAGTCATTAAATGTTATGATGGAGATACTATTACTATTGCTGCATATCTTCCTTATAAAAATAGTCATTTATATAAATTTTCAGTACGGTTAGCCGGTATAGATTGTCCTGAATTACGAACTGACAATAAGAACGAAAAAGCTATAGCAATTAAAGCCAGAGATATATTATCGTCAAGAATATTAGGAAAAATAGTTTATTTGAAAAATCACTCTACAGAAAAATATGGACGGATATTGGCAGATGTTATATATAAAAATGAATCTTGTGGAGATTGGTTAATAAAACAGCGGTTAGCCGTACCATATGATGGAAAAACTAAAATATGCCCTACAAATTGGGTTAAATATCATAACAATTATTGACTAATGACTGTATTTATTGAACATACATTATATTTGTATGTAAATTATTTTAAATAGGTGTAAATAAATATTGTATTATATTAGATGAAATATATATACAGACGGGGCGACATACCGATAATAATATTAAGTATTCATGGTGGTGCTGATAAATTAAATTGTAATCCGCGTATGAGAACGAAAGAAAGTCCTATGTTTATAAAGGTTACTGATTTACATACCAAGGAAATTGCATATGGCATTTTTAAAAATATGAAGGAAAAAAAATGCAAACCCTATTTATTAATTAATAAGGTACACCGTAAATATGTGGATTTAAATAGGAGTCTTCCATCTGCTTGCGGTTCGAGTTGTTTGGACTGTAAGATGCATTATTATTCATTCCATGATAAATTAAGCACTGTGATTAATATGATTGTACAAAAATATAATAAGTGTTTAATATTTGATGTCCATGGTAATAAGCATTCTAAAAATATGGTGCAGTTGGGATATCATGTAACGTTAAATGACTTACAATCTAATATTCTAACAAGAAATTCATGGTATAGTTTAAATAATGTAAACTCCTCCCAATTAAAAAAATACCTTTATAAGGATCTCAGCCTAACCCATTATTTAACACCATATCTAAAACCAAAAAAAATTAAAATATTTCCAGAAAATAAAATGATAAAGAAAAATTCGTTTAATCAAAAGACATGTGTATATTATTCTGGTTCTGAAACGGTGATGATGAATTATAAAGATATATGCGATGTAGTGTTAGTGGAATTATCTCCAGAAGTTAGAAAAAACCCAAACATACCTCAATATATAGCATGTGGATTATGTGATTATTACAATAATATATATATAAATTTTCCGCGATGAAATTTTTTACCCTATTATATAACTGTGTCTAATCATAAAAATTTATTAAAAAGCACAATCTCAAATCAAAATTAACAGACACGTCAACCAAGAAATCAACCAAGAAATCGACATCAATCAGATACAAACCGGTTATAGGAATGATAACGGTTACTCTTTCACCCGGTGAAAAATATTTACAGCCACGCGGTGATAGTTATATTTCAACTTCACATGTTTATGACTACTAGAAGCGGGAATGGAATTTATTCCATATACAACCGATAAATTAGATTGGTATTTTAGTCAAATTAATGGCTTATACTCTTTATAATCTACTTCCATATAATCTAAATTATTAATGATAATAGTTTAGATTTTTAGCCATTTGATTGGTAAAATGGCATATTCATAATAACCGGTATTTTCCGATATGCTAAAATGGGAATGTCCCAGTGTAGTTATACCAACTTGCCGTATATCTTTATAACAATACGCGTGAATAATCTTACTATATAGTATTTTAGAAGAATCTTTTTCATAATATTCTAATAACATAGCGATATGGCCTTGATCAACAATATTTCTATAATTTCTTAAAAATAATGTTCCCAAAGGATATTTTATTGTATAGTCAAATTTAGTAAGCATATCTTTACTATTAAAATACTTAAACCAAAAATCAGTACCGCCTCTTAAACTATTTTCAAAAGTGTTTTCAGGTATTTTTCTACCAGCATATTGTATTAATAAATTTACAAAACTGGCACAATTTACACCGTTATCATTAATTTCTTGAGTTGAAGGAATTATGTCGCAATAAAAATCATATTCTTCATTATATTTCCAAAGTACATATGGTGTGCCAATTAAAGTATAAGCATAATCAATGGTTTTAACGATTGTATCAGCGATTTTATCAGTCATTTATATTAAATTTTATATAACTATTACATCAAATTTAATTTATGTTCACATTTATTAATAAAAATTACTTCTGATCTTACTACATAATATTAACAATTACTTCCGTCTTCATTGCATGGTAAATTAACTTCTGTCCAAGAACCCGGTACTGCCCAGGCACAATTAGATTCTAATCCTAATTGATTATCGCCCAATACTACCCTGACAAAACCCATCTCCCCCCAATATTCACCCCAACTATTTCGCACTACCCAGTATTGTTTACTGCTATTTTCGTCATATCCCCATCCTACAATGCTGATAATGTGGTCAACTTCTTTACTTTCATTAGGTAAATCTAAAATACCGCCTTTATAATCTAAAATAGCATTTGCGTTAATACCGCATGCTATTGGACCTCTTTCATAAATTTCTTTCATCATATGAGTATATCCAAATACTAATCCATGGTGATCTATAGTTGCGTTTGGATAATAATCAATTTCTTTACATGTTCCTCCCATTGATGTAAATGTAGAACAAGTTCTACATATGTTTCTTGGTTTGCAGGTATAATCTCTTGATTTACAATCTTCTTCACTTGAATCTGAACTACAAGCTTCATACGCAAGACACGTGTCAAATGGAATACCACCATATCTATAAATAAAATCATACGCTGCCGAATGATCTCCGCCATTACATGTGCCCGCGGTACCACAATTTAGTAAAAATTGTACAGCCAAATTAATATCTGGTCCATTGGCTTTTCGTGTTATTTTAATACGGTCAGCAAATGAACTTAAGGCACCATGCGCCCAACAAGAACCACAGTACTGGGGAATATGTTGATTTAAATTTTTTGTAAGATAATTTGTATTATTTACATTATTCCATGACCAAGATTGGGGATATTTAGATATGTCTAAATCGTATTTTATATGTCGAGGCACATGAATCTGAGGGAGCATATGAATCCGAGGGATATAACCTTTATAGTCCCTTGAATTGCATGATATACTAACCGCATTGGAAAGCAATAATAAATTTTGAATAATATTCATTATAAGTATAATTAACAATTATTGTTTAAGTAATTTAACATCTTTAACTATTTTGTTCATATATGTTATATGAACACTGCTGTTGTAATAATTCTTGTAAGTATTATAGTCATAAACTACTCATCTTATAAAACAACAATTAGCTATCACGATAAAGATAAACTTAGAAAATCTTGTCAATTACAGCCTATTAGAAGTGATGTTTGTTTAGAAAATAAAATTAATCCCTGTCCATTAGGATCATATAACCAATGTACTAATAATGTTATGAATTTACATAAATGTGATTGTAGAGAAAGATCTTTTGAATTATGTCCTATTCATCAACAAGTTAATGAAACCTGTTTTGAATCAAAATATAATAATCCTGATAAAACTATTTATGTAAAACATCCTGACACTAATACACGTGTTAATAAATATCGCAGTGATAGATTAGGATTTAATAAAACAATTAATCAATATTAACACTATTAATTAACTATGTTGTAATTTGTTAATTCGTTCATCTAAACACTTGTTATAAATGCTGCTACATACCTCAAATAATTCTTCTGTACAGGCGAACTTAATATTTTTTAAAAAACTGAATTTTTCTCCTACATCTAATTTACTACTAATATATTGTGTATATTCTCTAAATTTTAAACTTCTTATAATACTATTATGTATAGCATCCCTAAATAAATTATTATTTACTAATCCAGTTACTAATAATGTTATTATATTAGACATACATGACAAATATAATTGCAACATTGATGATAAGGTAGATGCACCTAATTTCAAAGACATCATATTATTATCAATATAAGTATTTTTAGTATTTTTTATAAGTTCATTAAATAATGCTTCTTTGGCATCAATGTTATAATCAGAATAGTCATTAGCATCATTATTATAAGCATCAGTAGAATTATCAGAATCATTAGTAACATCATCAGTAGAAGCATTCTTAGAAGCATCTTTAGAAAATGGATCCGAAATTTTGACTTTGATAGCTCTAACAAACTGAGATAAGACTTCTTTCTCACTCTTGCCAGTAATATACACAAGATCAATCTTCCCATCCCAGTGTATCTTCGTTACTTTTGCTTCGCACCATCGCCGTTTGTTTTTAAGACGAACTTCGACGACCTGTCCTTCAACAAAGACGGCTATATCGACTGGAGTAGCTATTGATAGCATTTCATTCGAACTATCGGTATTAATTACAGTTGGTATTTTTTTAGACATACTAATATTATTATTTATCTCAAGAAAGCTTTATATTACTATAATTTGCGTAAAAATAATATAAAGATATTCGTATTTTATGATAAATGGATGATGTATTTGAACGACCGTATATACCACAAGTAGATACACAGAAAGAAAGACATCAAATATATAAACTAAAAGATTTTAGGATTAATCGAAGTTATTCGCGGGATAAACACAATAAACAAAGAGCCGAATCTCACAGGTTAAGAAAAAAAAAAGAAAGTCTTATATCCATTTATAATAATAAACCCTTGTTTATTTTTAAATTACTAAATGATAATATTAGAATAATAGATGACACTTTAAAAACTAAATTAAACACTCTTTTAGAAAATTATGAACAAAATACATTAAATATACGCAATTGTAAAAATGATGAATCAGTGGAATTATTATGTAAAAAATTAAATAAAATGTGTGAAAATATTGAACAACATATTAACCAAAATAATTTTATAGATTATATAACGAATGGTTATTTTATAAATAAAAATAATGTTAATTTAAATAATGACCCCGAGTATATAGAACTTGTTAATATTACACTAAAAGAAAGAACTAAAAAAACAAAAGAAACTAAACTTAAACTTGATAAATACGCCATTAAAAAGAATATATCTTTTGCGGATATATTAAAAAGAAACTTGTAATTATTATTAATAATAATTATAAATTACTCATTGTATTTCTATTCAGCAAGCTTTCTGAGCTCTTCTTGGCGTCCTTTATTCGGTCTCGGCGTGCGGTGCGGGTGGAGTATTCCCGCCATCGATATTGGAACTCTTCTCATTGCCGGTGCCCTTTTCTTTGGCGACGCCCTTTTCTTTGGCGACGCCCTTTTCTTTGGCGACGCCCTTTTCTCTGGTGTCGGATTTTCTATATCCGGGCGAGCTAGACTTCGTAACTCTTTTATAACGTCCTTTATCGCGAGGTCGGGAAAAACGTGCCCGACATAGGCTTTCTCATAAAGTTTATTATGGGCTTCAAGTGCGTTGCTAAGAGCTTTCTCTCTCGGAGCAGCTTCGCTGCTACGCCGTGGTTCCTCCATTGATAACAGATTATTCTTAAACGCCGAACTGTAAAGATTATCCAGCACGGCGCGCGCATCTTGCAGGACTGCTTGCTTTTTGTCGCGTCTGGTATTCTTCCGCTGCCGCTTTGCGTTCCAATTCGTCTCCCACCTCTCCGGTGTCACCAGGTTGCCGTCCTCGTCTTTAACCCCCTTGTTGGTGAGGAGCTGAACAAGTTCTTCCTGCGTTGAATAGGAGTCCCAACCCCGCTTAATGCCTTTAGCCTTCAGCTCCTTGAAAAGTGCTTTGCCTTTATCACTATTAAAAAAAGCTGTTGATTTCTTGGGCGAAGGTGCTCGAGACCAGAGCCCAAACATATTTTTCAGAGGCTCGCCGCCAATCAGTTCATGTTCATATCGTTTTAGTATATTTTGACCAAGTTGAGTATCTGCTCTTACTTTCCGATTCGTTTTAGGATTTATAATGTAATTATAACTCCTGTTCATATAATATAATATAATATAATATTAATCTAATAAGCCGATTCTGTACTTTGGTAAAATAGTTTTTTCAATTTTATCAATCGGATGAGCGCTCATCCCATAAAATTTTTTTGTACCATCCTTGCCTGCTATACTTAAAATTGGAATAGCTCCACCAGGATGTTCATATTGCCATTCTGTTAAATCATATACATATTTAATTTTGGAATGTCTGTCAGTAATATAAGTCCATATACTTTTAGACGTATTGTGTTTTTTTAATTCAGATAAGCTAATGGTTTTAAGGTTTTTATTTGTTTTAAGGTTTTTATTTGTTTT